TAGATTGTGGATTTAGTAGTGGTGCTAGATTTATTTTAATTAAACAAACAAACGATACAGGAAATTGGTATGTTTTTGACACTGTTAGAGGAATTGTTTCGGGTAATGATGCAGGATTATTCTTTAACAATACTACGGCAGAGCAATCAGCAGACTGGATAGATCCCTTAGCTAGTGGTTTTACTGTAACAGGTGCAGCTTGGGGTTCTGGCGACTACATCTTTTACGCAATTGCATAAGAAAGGAGATTAGTCATGGGACTAATAAGAATAAGAGAAACAGGCGAGGTGGTAACGGAAATAACCTTCCGAACCATGCACAAGAAAACTCGTCCTGTTTTAGAACCAACGCTTACTAAAGAAAGACTAAATGGTCTTGGTGCAGATCCTGTTATGGAAAGTGCTCAAGCTAAAACTACCCCGCCTTACGAGTTTAGTTTTAGGTCTGGTGTTGAAAAAAATTCTGACGGCAACTGGATGACGGTTTATTCTGTTGGGCCAGTGTTTACAGAATACACAGATGAAGACGGTAAGGTACAAACAGTTGATGCTCAAACCACAGCGTATCGCGCTCGTATTGATGCTGAAGCAGCCGAAGGTGCGAGAAACACTCGAACAGCACTATTGGCAGAATCTGATTGGACACAGATGGCTGATACCGCTTTGAGCACAGATAAAAAGGCTGAGTGGGTTACATACCGCAAAGCACTCAGAGACTTGCCAACTGCATCAGGGTGGCCTCATACTCACACCATGCCAACAAAGCCTGAATAATGCCCAAAGATACAACACAAGAAGTAGCACTTACTACGCCCGACATTAACATTCAGCTTCCACAAGCGAAGCCTGAATACAAATCTATGTTGGCAAACATACAGGAGAAAGCTCCTGCAATCGCAAAGGCATCTAGTAACTTTTACAAATCACATTCACAGATGATGAGCGTTACATTAGACGTTACAGCTATTACACCAATACGTTCTATCAAGCATAGCTTGGCTGAGATTGAAAAGACTAAAGCAGCTTTGCAAGAGGGTTACTTCAAGATGAAGAAAGAAGAAGTAAAGCTTAAAAAGCTAGAACGCAAGCTTGAGACTGAGACCGATGATCTTGAGCGTGAAATGCTTGAGGTGAAGATAAACGAAAAGCAAGCGCAGGCGGCAAGCTCTCGTGGCTATGTAGAAGGTGCAGTAAGAAAGCTTAACTTCTTTACCAATCAGTATGACAACCTGATGAAGAAGATCGGTAAGGACGAGCTTACCGAAGAAGACTATGAGCTAGAAGAAGTTAAGTACCACATTATGACTTGCATGAAGCAGGCATTGAACGCGGCTAGAAGTCGTAACGGTCAGATAGATGAGGGTAATCTTATCTACATCTTTGATCTAGGCATCAATGCAGCGCAAGCACAAGCAGAAGTCTTCTCGTATTTGCAGTGGGAAAACTCTATTATCAAAGAAGGCAAAGCACCAGAGCATCAACATACGGTACAGTGGTTAGAGGCTTGTGCAGAAAAATGGGCGCACTGCCCAACAGACTTTGCAAACAGTCGTGGTTTTGATATCATGGACAGAACATCTTTGACTAACACTCCACAGCTAGAGGACAAGACAGATGGCGCATAAAGTAGTAAAGTATAGACTTGAATCAGATGGCACGATCCCCACTTGGTTAAAGTTTGGTGTATCGCAACAAACAGGCGGTATGTATCCAGTTGCAGACAGTGGTACTGCTAGTCCACAAGATTGGATTATGATCGGTATATCAGACGATGGTGCAGATATATCAGGTGCAATAGAAGAAGTAACTTCTCAGTCTAATTTACAAACATATCTTGCTGCACAGGCATCAGCAAACAATTGGACAGACCCTGCTCCAACAGATGAAGATCCAGATGCAACAACTGCTTTTGACGCTGCTGCACATGCAAAACGTGTTTGGGATGATTTAGACGCACTTAATGGATAGGATGCTAAATGCCACTAACCAAACTTCAGTTCAAACCGGGTGTCAATCGAGAGACTACCTCTTACACGAATGAGGGCGGTTGGTTTGATGTAGACAAAGTACGCTTTCGCTTTGGTATGCCTGAGAAGATTGGTGGGTGGGAGAAGTTTTCTGGGTTCTCGTACCTTGGAACAGCACGAGCTATGCACCCATGGGTAGCCTTGGACAACGGGCGTTTTATCGGTATCGGCACAAGCTTGAAGTATTACCTAAATCAAGACGGCGGTAGCTTCTCTGACATCACACCTATCCGTTCTACCACCAGTGCCGGAGACGTAACCTTTGCTGCAAGTAACGGATCGTCCACAATCACTGTGACAGATACAGCACACGGTGCCGTGTCTGGTGACTTTGTTACGTTTAGTGGTGCCGCAAGTTTAGGTGGTAACATCACCGCAGCGGTGTTGAACCAAGAGTATAACATCACAGAGATTCTTACGGATAACACATATACTATTTCTGCCCGTGCCGCAGGAACGTCTATACAAGATATAACTGTAAATGGTGCTCTGTCTCCGTCTCTTGTCAATGCGAGTGGATCTGACTCAGGAAACGGTGGTAGTTCTACCGTAGGTGCCTATCAGATTAGCATAGGTCTTGATACTTCTACCTTTGGTGCGGGGTGGGGCATTGGTTTCTGGGGTCGAGGAACTTGGAACTCTGCTGCAACAACACCTCTAGTTACATCTACACTTCGTGTTTGGTCTCACGATAACTTTGGTGAAGACTTACTGATAAACGTGCGTAATGGTGGTATATACTATTGGGATAAGACCACGGGTTCCGCTGCTCGTGCCGTGAGCCTTGACACTCTGTCAGGTGCTACATCTACGCCGACGATTGCAAAACAGGTAATGGTATCAGACCGAGACCGACATATCATAGCATTTGGTTGTGATACAGAGGCTAATCCGGGTGTCCAAGATCCGTTGGCTATACGATTCTCTTCCCAAGAATCTTTAACCGACTGGGCATCCACAGCAACCAACACAGCAGGAGAGTTGCGTCTCGGTTCTGGTTCAGAGATTGTCACGGCTGTCGAAACAAGACAGCAGATCTTGGTGTACACCGACGAATCCTTGTATGCTATGCAGTTCTTGGGGCCACCGTTTACCTTTGGTGTAAACCTTGTGTCAGAAAACATCACAACGATGGGGCCATTGTGTGCCGTGGCTGTAGAAGATAACGTATTCTGGATGGGACAAAAAGAGTTCTATGTCTACGGTGGTACGGTGCAGCGTCTACCATGCACAGTTCGAGACTTTGTTTTTGATGACATAAACTTAAACCAACGCGAGAAGATTGTAGCTTCTACAAACACATCCTTCTCTGAAGTGTGGTGGTTCTACCCATCCGCAAGCAGTGATACAAATGACAGATACGTTGTTTACAACTACGAACAACAAGTCTGGTACTTCGGCGCAATGGCACGTAGCTTCTGGATGGACAGGGGTATCTTTGATCAGCCGATTGCAGCGGGTCCAAACAACTATCTGTACTCTCAAGAGACAGGATTCGATGACGACGGATCGGCGTTAACGGCATACATTGAGTCCAGTCAGATAGATATAGCAGACGGAGAACAGTTTTCTTTTATCCGGCGTATGATACCAGACCTGACATTCAGAGGATCAACGGCGGGTAGTCCCTCTGCAAACATAACAGTAAAAACACGTAACTTCCCTGGAGGCAATTATCTACAGTCAACATCGAGTGCTATCACCAAATCAGCATCGGTGCCTGTTGAGCAGTTCACAGACCAAGTGCATTTGAGATTACGCGGACGTAGTTTTGCAATGCGAGTAGAGTCTACAGCCTCGGGGGTGGGGTGGCGATTGGGATCACCAAGACTAGATGTGCGTCCTGATGGGAGGAGATAGTGTCACGAAACCTGATCCTTCCGTTCTTCGCGGTGCCACCAACGCAATACGATCAACAATACTTCGCAAACCTAACGCGGAGTTTTGCTGTATATATGGAACAGCAACAGAACCCAGGAGAAGAAAGAGCAACAAAGCTTACACTAACAGACCTACAGACCGACGATTCAGGCTTGGAAAATGGAGCATTGTTTCAACAGGATGGTTTTGTTAAGATAGCATTAATTAATAAACCGCATGTCCGTGGTTCTGGGGCGACAGGTGCGGTAGGAACGGTAACGGTGACAACGACATGAGCGATACAATTCTTATAATGTCCAACGGTTCTAAGTGGAAACCTTCGACAAGTTCTGATACAGTGCATTGTGTAAACTGTGAAAACGCAGTTGACACGCCTGAAGAGATTGCAACTTACCCAGATGGGAACTGTCCAGATTGCGGACAGTCTTGGACAGGAAAAGAAAGGCGCAGCACAAGTATAATGGTAACGGCTCCAGAGGCCATATCAGGAGAGGCGTGATGGCACTAGAAGAAGCAGAAACAGAAAAGAAAAAAGGTGACTTATTTTCCTCAATAGGTGCACTTGTTGGCATGGTTGCCAGTGGAGGTAATCCACTAGGCGCGGCCCTTGGTTCTGGACTTGGTAGTTTACTTAGCGGTGGATCGTTAGAAGATGCACTACAAGCCGGAATAGGTTCTTCTTTTCAAGGGGCGACTACGGGTGTCCCAGGTTTGGCTTTGAGTGCTTTGGGTAATCGTGGAGGTTCACGATCAACCGCAGGTGGTATTGCTAATTTAATTAAAAGTCCTCAAGCTTTACAGTTTGCAGCCATGGCTAGTGGGGCTAGTCCTGCTCTTCAAGCTCTAACTTTAGGTTTAGGGCAGCAAGGTAAAGACGGTAATCAAAATGTAATGAACGCACTGTTAAAAGGTATAATGGAAGAAGAGTTATACAAACAACGCCGTCCACGTTTTGAAAACCTAATGTCAGAAACAGAGTTAGCTCAGTATAGGACTGGAGAAAGAAGACCAGACTACAAAGGAACACCTGTGATGGCAGCGATGGGTGGGTTTATCGAAGGTCCAGGGACAGGAACCAGTGACTCAATACCCGCAGCGATTTATCAAGATGGCGGCAGGGTGCAAGAAGCACGACTATCTGATGGTGAGTTTGTCATGACGGCTGATGCGGTCAAAGGTGCAGGAGGTGGCGATCGAGCGAAGGGAGCCGCCAAGATGTACAGGATGATGAACCAGTTTGAGAGGAGAGCATAATGGCTGAATCTACCGTCAAAAGTATGACGCTTCTCCCAGAGTATCAGGAGAAGTTCTTAAAAGATCTACTAGCCAACATCTACAGAGTTGATGAAGAGACGGGTCAGGTTTCTGGTATTGCATCTAGATCTCCTTTGTTTGGCACCCCAGTCACCGATGCTGATGGCAATCAGATGTACGAGACAGTAGACGGCACGTTTACTTCTGACATAGATTTAGCAAAGAAAGATCAATACGGCACCCCAGTTCTTGCTGTTGAAGGTGGTGTAGCTGCACCAGATGTAATTAGATTTACAGAACCACAGACAGAAGCCATACGTTTGGCGCAAGAAGGTATCGGATCCTTTGAACCTTTTCTAACAGACGCACGAGGTGCATACGACGAAGGACTAGAAGCTGTTCGTCCGACAATCGGGGCGTTTGATCCTACCTCATACAAACAATTCTATGATCCGTTTGTAGAACAAGTCATCGACACAACTCTTGCGGACATTCGTCGCCAAGCTGATATGGAAAGAAACAGAATTGGTGCAGAATCTGTAGGTGCCGGAGCATTCGGTGGGTCACGTCAGGCTGTAGCAGAGCAAGAGCTTGCACGTAACGCCGCAGATCAGATGGCAAGAACAGGCGCACAACTGCGTTCGGCTGCGTTCACTGGTGCACAACAGCAAGCGCAGTCTGCTTTTGAAAACCAGATGAAGCGTGGACAAACAGCGGGTCAGTTGTTCCAGACTCTTGGCACGGGACTCGGTGCTCTCGGAGAAGCATCACAGCAGTTAGGTCAGCGTGATGTAAACGCACTGTTTAACGTGGGTCAGTTGGAACAAGCGCAGTTACAAAGAGAGTTTGATGTACAACGAGAAGGTCAGCTTGAAGAAGCTTACGAACCGTTTGCTCGATTCTCTTTCATGAGAGACATACTAAAAGGTCAGCCAGGTGCATCTACTGGCTTAGTAGCTACAGGTGTACCACAACGTGGTTCTCTAGGTAACATACTAGCGGGAGCCAACACAGCATCTGCTGCTGCGGGTGGAGGACAGTTGTTTGGTTTGGGTAGTTTAATGAATGTAAGCGGGGCTTAACATGAACGGAGTTTATAATCGCAAGTTGTTTATAGATACGGCTAGACCTGCACGTCAGAAACTAGCAAAGATGGGTGGTATTATGGCCTCCTCATCCGATCTCATGCAAGCAGCGATGCCTCCTGTTCAGCCCATGGCCCCCGCTCCTATGCCCATGCCGCAACAAATGCCGCAACCTGTGATGATGGCACCAGTTATGCCTGCACAACCAATGCCAATGCCTACTCCGGCACCTATGCCTGCACAACCTATGGTTCAACAGACCCCGCCTCCTGCACCCACGCAGCCTGTGATGATGAACACTGGCGGTGCAATAAACGAACAACTTAGAGCGTACTCTCAGATGGGAGAGAGAATGGGACGGGAAGCTAGAAAACCCGTGGATGTTTCAAAAGCCCCCACTGTTGAGAAGACAGAGGGAACGAGAGGTGCTCTTGGTATTTTAGCAGAGATGGATTCTGGCGCAGCAGATGCTGCAATAAAAAGATATGGATCACTGGAGGCAGCAGAAAAAGCTCTTAGTGAAAAGGGTCAGAAGATTGATGATCTAGCAGAAAAGGATACAGAGACTGCGGTGAAAGGCACTCTTGAGGCAGCAGAGGTTCCAGACACTCCAGAAGGAAAACAAGAGTTTGCTCGTCAGGTCTTTGGCATGGAAGATGTCAGTGACATGGCGGAGATAGACCGCCGGATTGTGGACGTGCTCCAAGGAAATGCTGTGGGTAAAGGTGCTGATGCCTTTGCAATTGCTACTTTGGCAGGACTTGAAGAGTTAAAGAAAACTCAATTGGCAAAGATAAAAGCAGCGTCAAAGGGATCTCAATATACACCTGAGAGATTTAGACAAAGAATGTTAGAAGCAGCGTCAAAAGAAATACTGAAAGATCCTGATGCATACAATGTATTTAGTGCGGACGGTACAACTGTTGATCCACTTAGAGTTGCTCAAGAAGCATCTAAACTTGTAGAAACTTTGTCTGTCGCTCAACAGATGCAAGCACCGAGCCAACCAAAGCTTACTGTCGTAGGTGTTAATCCTCAAACAGGACAACAAATAGCAGAAAATCCAGACGGATCTGGTGGATATGTAGACGCAGCAACTGGAAAGCCTATATAGTAGGAGCCAAGAATGGCAGAATCAAAGCTACCTCCTGGGTTTGTACCAGTCACACAAAACACGGAAACCTCTTTACCCCCTGGTTTTGTGCCAGTCACACAGCAACCTGTTGAAGAAACAGAAGAATATGAAGGACGCTTCAAAGAGTTCATTGAAGGGGTTGGTTCTGGTGCCACCAAGGTAGTACAAGGTGTTGCTGAACTGGGAGCACTTGCTTCAGACGCAACCTTGGGCACTGACTATCATGAAGATGTAGTAGAGGGCTTTGAGTCTTTTCGTAAAGACATGGGGATTGATCCCCAAGGTCTTGCGGGATCCATAGGTGAAGTCGGTGTTCAGTTTGTTTTGCCTGCGGGTATCGCCGCCAAAGCAGTTGGGGGCATCAATGCTGTAGCCAAAGCAGGCGGTGTTGGTAAGTTTATGTCTCAAGTTGGAGCAGGTGTTGGAGCAGACTTTGTAACAGCTACGAATGACACAACCACAATTGGTGATTTCTTTGAGGGCGGTCCCACAGAAACAGCAGAACTTGTGGGATTAGAAAACGAAGAACGTGCCGTGCAAGGTCTAATAAATAAATTCAAGGTGGGTGTTGAAGGAGGAGCAGGTGTCGTAGCTGCACCTATAATAGCACGTAGTGCCGTAGAGGCTGCTCGAGGGACCGCAGCGGGAGCCAAGATAGTTGGTGAACAGATCCCATTACTGCCAGAAGCAGCCAGAGCGGTGCAGAGACAAACTCGTAAAGTAGGAGACTATCTCGGTAAAGCAGAAGACGCTAGGAGAATGGGACAAGAACAGGGCATGTTTGCAAAAGGTGTCGCTGATACCATGTCGATTCTTCGTTACCGTGGGATGCTACCAGAGGAGGTTGGCGAAGCTCGGTCCTTGATCCCTGGTCTTACTGAGGCTGAAGCACAGGCTGCTAGTAAACTTACAAAAGTATTAGACAAAGACATAAACAATATCATTGCTAAATCAAAGAATGCTACAGATGGTATGTCTCCGTTGACTCGTGATAATATCCTGAATGGTATTGACCAGTATTTAACTTTGGCTAATCGGACAAAAGCTGAAGATGCTTTGGCTTCTTTACCAAAAGAACTAGAAGATCCAGTCAAAATTATGAGGACTCATTTAGACGAGTTGAGTAAAAAGATATTAGACAGCGATTTTATAAAACAAAACGACGTTGTTCAAAAAGCCACAGGTAAAGAACTATCTGAAACAATCAGGGGTAATCTAGGGTCATACATGCGTAGACGCTATCGAATGTTTGAAGACCCAAATTTTAAACCTGATGATCAAATGTTAAAAGAGGCCGCTAAAGGTTTTAAGGCTGACCCAGTGAGTGTTCAATCTGAACTAGAAAATATAGCCAAAAGTCTTTCAGATCCTAGAGGCGTTAGAGAACTAGGTTTGAGTGATGACTTTAAATTACTTGGTCAAGTTACAGATCAACAAGCAGAGATTGCTCGTGACAACTTTTTAAAAAGATACAAAAACAAAACCAAGCCATCTGTTGAGGGTGTTGGTAGAGTAGCAGAACAAAGGTTAAATACTAAACTGTTTGTCAGCAGAGAAAATATCAAAGACTATCAACGTGCTTTGTTGGGTGAGGTTAAGAATCCCTTAGAAAATTATGTCGCTACTGTTTCTGATCTAGCTGAGTTTTCTGCTGTTGATAATTATTTTGGCAGGATTCGTAAACTTGCAGAAACAAACGAGGGAATCGGAAAGATATTCCGTAAGATCCCTCCCAACATAACTGACGAACAAGTTGCTGCATTAGGAGAAGAAGGATTCGTTGTCCTTGGTTCTAAGGGTGCAAATAGTTTTGGTAAGAAAGCAACAGAGGAAGACATCCTTAGTTCAGGGTGGGGATCTCTACATGGATATGCAGTGCCAGAACGAGTGTACAAAGATCTTACTCGATTCGTTGCAGGGGACACGGGCGTAGCAGGAAACTGGGGACGTTCTGTTTACTCTACATTCCTACAAGGAAAAGGTTTTGTTCAGTACGGTAAGACAGTTTTATCTCCAGTCACACAGGTAAGAAACGTAACCACTGCCAGTGCATTTGCTTTGGCACAGGGCAACATAGGAAAAGGTGCAAACCTATGGGAGTCTGTAGGACTTGTTTTCAAAAACTTGAAAGATGCCACACCAGAGCAAGCTCAAAGACGTTTCAAAAAACTACAAGAGCTTGGGGTTGTAAACAGCCAAGCTGAATTAAAAGAACTACAAGAGCTTGTGTCTAAAGGTCTTGGATACTCTGATGATAAATTTATTGCCGGAACACGGGTAAAAGAAAGGACACCACTAGGTGCTAAGTTGGCTGACAATCCATATTATGAGTTTATCAGAGGCACAGGTAAAAAGTTTGAGAATGCATACCAAGGTGGCGATGATGTTTGGAAAGTATACAACTTTTCTTTTGAGTCCAGTAAGTTACGCAATGCTTTAGAAAAAATGGATGATGCACAACGTGCTAGTTACATACAAAGAAAAACTGGCAGATCAATGTCTGCTGAAGATTTTATAGATGAAGAAGCTGCACGTATTGTTCGTAACACTGTACCTAATTACAACCTAGCACCAGAAGGTATCAAGGCACTACGCAAGTTGCCAGTTGGTAACTTTATTGCTTTTCCTTACGAGATCCTAAGAACTGGAGCAAACACAATAGCCAGGGGCATTGATGAACTAGCAGACGAGAGTATAGAGATACAAAAGATTGGGCTTCGTCGTTTGACTGGGGCACTTACAACCTTTTCTATTCTACCTGCTACACTTTCTCAAATGGGTTACGCTATGTCTGGTGTATCCAAAGAGGAGATGGATGCTTATCAAAGATCAATCGCACCTCCTTGGGAAAGAAACGCTCGTTTGATTCCTGTTGGTCGTCAAGAAGATGGCACACCAAAATATGTCAACTACAGTTACTCCAATCCATATGACATATTAGAGAAGACACTTATCGCTGCGTTAAACAAAGCCGAAGAGGGACGTGCTCTAGGCAAGGGTGGGGGTCAGATTGTTTGGGAGGCGGGACAAGAATCTCTCACAGAACTCTTTGCACCATTTACCGAAGAGTCAATTGCTGCTGCTAAGATAAGAGATGTTCTAGATCCACAAGCAGAAAATATTTTTGTAAGATCTTTAGGAAATATTGCAGGGGGTCGAGCAGGACGGACGGTAACTGGAGCTAAAGTTTACAACCCTCAAGATAACGCCGGAGACAAAGTCTCTAAATCTTTTGCTCACATGATGGATGCACTTCTTCCAAGTATTGTTCCTGTGGATGTGCGTGGTGGTGAGTTTGAACCTAGTCGTTTTGTTCGTAGTCTAGTCAACAGCCTTGGGTTAGAAGATGCTACGGGAATCAGTGCAAAAGATCGAATGGGTCGTGAGAGAGAAATAACAACAGAACTCTTTCGTGCGTTCAGCGGGGTTACACAATCAGATACTCAAGCCTCTGATGCTATGAAGTTCAAAGGTTATGAGTTTGCCAAAGCAAGACAAGATGCTTCAAACATTTTCAACTCTGTTGCTCGTAGACAAAACGTAGACTCAGCACAACTGTTGGACGCATACGAAGATGCAAACGAAGCAAGGTATCGAGTTCACAATCAGTTCTATCAAACTATTCAAGCTATGCGAACCTTTGGTATGCCTGACAACAAAATCAGGAAGACTTTAAAGGATGCAGGTATTGGTGGTGTCAATGAGATAATGCGTGGAAGATACGTTCCACTTACTCCAAGTGATTCCGTTCTAAAAGAAATGCGTAGAAACAAAACAATACAAGAGTATCCTCGTGGTGAGATAAGATCTATAATATTGCAGCAAAAGAAAAGAAAGTTTGGAGAACAAAGTTTTCAACCCGCAGCACCTAGACCGCAACCATCTTCAGACTTGCCCCCAGGTTTTGTACCTGTCACTCCTTCCGCTCCTGCACCATCTTTACCATCAGGGTTTGTTCCGTTTAATCAAGGCAGTCTACAAGTACCACAGTTTCAACCGACCCAACCTCGTGCACCTGGGCCAGTGAATCCTGCATTGTTAGGTGATAACCCGGTAACCGCTGCGCTTAATGCACAGATTGCGAACCGTCGTGGGTAATATCTGGATCGTCTTCAACAGTCATCGTTACACCGACACCGCCAAATAGTTTGACCATTTCATCACAAATGTGCTCGGCATCTTCCATGATCTCGTCATCACCTGTGTTGGCAGCAAGATTTAATGTCATGCCCACAAGTTCCATGAGGTGTTTGACCTGCATAGGATGCATGTCTACAAGACCCACTGTTTTCATCTTTTCTGGTTTCATTCGATTTCTCCCCAATTATCTTTGAGTTCATCGTCTACCTTAGAGGGGACTCTCAAGACATCCGACAACCCGTTTTCCATTATGTCTTTGATGTTGTGCGCTTGATCGTCGCCCTCTACTGAGAAGCATAACTCATCATGCACCGTTAGCATAGGCAAAAGTCCTTCTTTGTAGCAATCTGCCATAGCTTTTTTAGTTTGATCCGCAGCCGAACCTTGGATCAATTTGTTTAAGGCCTTGTAAGTAAAGGCTCTTCTTAGAGGTTGACCATATGTTTTCATAGCCTCCTCGTATGGTAATGGTTTCTTATACCCAAAGGATCGAGGCTCCCACAGATGGAAGCGACACCGTCTACCCAACAGGGTTCTGATATGTCCGAACTTATCTGCCTGTCTACTTGCAATCTCCGCAAGGTTCTTAACAAACGGAACCTTCTCTCGGTGTGTATCAAGTAAATCCCCTGCTTCTTCTGGTGATATATCTAACTGCGCTGCAAGCTTACCTTTGCCCATGCCGTACATGATCCCCAGGTTTACAACCTTTGCTTCTTTCCGCTTGATCCCTGCAATGTCTGCCACCATCTGGTGCAGATCCACATCACCTGTGTGGTATTCGTCAACAATCTTATCGACAATCGGGTGCTTGTATTCACCCTTCAAGCTTGCTGCAAAGTGCACCAGTAACCTTGGCTCTTGGCTTGAGTAGTCAAACGATCCCCACTTGCACCCTTGCTCTGGTATAAACAGACCACGGATCAGTTTCTTGATCTCGGGATCTCGTGCCGGAATCTGCTGAAGGTTTGGGTTTGAACTAGAAAACCTACCTGTCACAGTGCCTCCGTCATCGGATCGTAGTTGATGGAACTCGCAGTTGATCCTGCCCTTGTGCGAGTGCTTGATGATTGTATCTATGAACGTGCTATCCGCTTTGTCAAACTCACGCAGCTTGACGATCATTTGTGCAATCGGGTGGGCATGTGTATTGAGATACTGTTTGGTGAATGACGGTGCCCCTGCTTCAGTCTTAGGGTACTTCAGTCCTAGCTCCTCAAACACCGCAGCTACAGACGCAGCCGCCCATGGTTCTATCTTGATCTTTGTCTGTCGGTGGATCTCTTCTCTCAGTTCTTTGCCCTTGGCTTTGAGTAAAGTCTTGGCTTGATCTGCCTTGTCCAGATCCACACGCACACCTAGCTGACGCATGTCACACATCATAGGTATCAGGCTAGTCTCCAGATTCCAGATGCTCCACAGGTCTTGCTTCTCCAGTTCTATCTTCAGCCGCTCCCACAAACGCAGGGTCATACCTGCATCCTGTTCAGCGTACCGTCCGACAAACTCAGGGGGCAGCTTGTACATCTCAGCCTTGGGATCAAAGCCCCACTCTGCTGCTGCAACACGTAGGAGTTTCTCATCCTTGCGCTCATCGAGGTAGTCACGACCAAGGTTGTTCAGACTGTAAGACCAACGGTTCTCGTCCACCACCGCACCAGTAATCATGGTGTCGATGATACGACCCTCTACCTTTACACCCTCGGCACGTAGCCAACCCAGATCATATGTGGCATTGTGCATGATCTTGTCTATGTTTGGTGTTGCCATCTGTTTCTGTAACCATCGGAGTGCAATCTTTGCATCCATGTTGTGACCGTTCTCATGACGGATAGGAAAGTATCCTTCCCAGTCTCCGGCGGCTACGGCTATGCCTACAATGTACCCATCCTTACGCACCCATCCAGGGCCAAGCGTAGTTAGATTCGGGTCACATGTCTCAAGGTCAATGGCTATCTGCTTGTGACCAGTCAGGTCTGGAAACTCTGACGGAATATTCCATGTCAGTTCCTTGCCTTGGTTCATCTGCTTGGCGATGATGTAGTCTTTCTCAAACATCTCAGTTTGTTTCATTGTCAAACTCCGCACCCAGTGCACTGTACCCACACTTGTCGATCCAAGAATCCTTGTGGTCTATGGTTTCTAACAAGCGACATGTCTTTACCCAGTCCATCATTAGAGCGACGTGCTTGGCTGTGATCTTGCCGTGGGTGCTTAATGCATCAGTGACTATGACATTCCATCCCGTTGCTATTCTGTCGAAGTTATCTTTGGCATCACCGTAGTCCTTGGCTCTGTTGCCATTGATCAACTGCTTTGCCGTATCCAAGTAATCGTTACGTTTCATATTTCGTACCTATATGTTTTATCTGACTCAATTAGGTAGAGGTTTTGTTTTGCTCTTGTGACTGCAACATAGAATATTCTGTGCTCGTCCTCGGGATGTTTGCCCTCTACGCAGTTCTTGGTGGATCCCAAATACACCGCTACGTTGTCATCTTCTCCTCCTTTCATGGCGTGGATCGTTGACAACTTGATCCTTGGTTGTTGATATATACTCTCTCCTCGCCGCTCAATGGCGCGGATGTATATCTGTTCTTCCTCTGACAGACGAACCACGTCCATCGGGTGTGTGCTCTTTTCTGCTAAAAGACCATAATCGGATGCTAGTTCCTCCCATGTCAAGGGCTGCTCTGGATCAGCTGCGTCCAGTAACTTTGCTGACCCCCTCTTGACTACAGGATTTTCTCCTATCTTTGGCACCGTCTTGTAGAACTCTTTGATCCGTCCAAGGTACAATGCTTTGCCGCTTGTCAGGTCTGCCCATGTAGACATGGCATCTAGTTTCTTTTGTGACACAGATGCACGACCCTTGAGGCTATAGAAATATCCTGCATCTCCCAGTGCTTCTGCCATATCTTTTACGAAACTGTTGGTTCGAGCCATGATTGTCCACGACCCTTGATCCAATGGCAAATGCCACAGGCTACCCACAACACTGACCATACCCTCTTCATCCTTTGGAAAGAACTCTTTCTCCAGTCTCCCTGGTATGTGGTCGGAGATACGCATAGCAAGCCTCCAGACGCTCTGTGGTAAGCGATAGGACTGGTTGAGTACTTCGACATGGTCAGACGCTTCGATGAATCTCTGAACGTCTACGGAAGTCCAACGGTGTATCGCCTGATCGTCATCACCTGCAATCAGAACTTCTTCCGCAGTCTGTGCCATCTTCTCCACCATCGTCCACTGCAATGGTGTCAGGTCTTGTGCCTCGTCCACGATTAGCAGATCAAGGTTAGGTGTCTCACAGATCTCTATGTACTTGGAGATCATGTCGGTAAAGTCTATCTTGTTTGTCTTCTGCTTGTATTCAATCAACTGTTTGTTGACTTGTTCTAACTTTGAGAAATCCAAAGTGTAATCTTCTTCGTAGTTATACTCAAAGTCCAAGGACTCTTCACGGTAGATTGAACGCATGATCAACTGTAGGTACTTGGCACCCGATCCTCCTATCGAAGGTATCGCAACACCATCGTCAATGGAGGTGGCATCCGCTCCATCAAACGCCACCCCCAACATGCGACCAAGAGTTTTGAAATCCTCTCGGCCCATGACATCAGTACTCTTCAAGCCCAGTCCATGATATCCTGTGGCGTGGAGAGTCCTGAAATGTGGAAAGTCATTCTTTGTCAGGTTAAACTTAGCACATGCTCGATCAACAAACTCCCCGATAGCTTTGGTGGTAAACGATACCACACCTATCCGTGAGGGGTGTACCCCTTCTTGTAGTTTTGCTTCTACTCTTTCTATAAGTGTGTAGGTCTTACCGCACCCAGGCGGTCCCAGTATAAGGGTGGCGTTAGGTATCACGGCGCTTCTCCAACCACTGTTCGATTTCTTCCCGATCCCACCGACTAGCTGCACGTTGTGCATCTATGTTGCCTAGCTTGTATGGTTTAGGAAAGTCGCCCTCGTTTACCCACTTGTATATCGCAGACTCGGAAACACCGAGCCAGTCTGCTACATCTTTAGCTTTCATAAAACTAGAACGGTATGTCATTATCTATCTCCTGTACTGGCAGACTTACTTCACTGTTCTCAAAAGAAGGAACCCACCAGACTCTGACTGTAGTCCTTGATCCATCTTCTTTGGTAATACCTTTGTGTCCATGACATTCATGGTTATCATTTAATCTTTTCAATTGTTCTTGCACCTGTGCCCTGGTGTACGCTGTAAACCTTCTGTTGTGCAGGAACTCCATCAACCCTGCTATGGTAAAGGATGTGTACCCTTGGTTGTCTGTCCATGGTTTACCTTGCAGCATTTCTTCTGGATGCATGGCACGGATCCTACTGGTACAGAACTGGCGCAACAAAGCTTTGAACTCTCCGAACACGGTAAGTTCTTCTGGCACCTCGGACTTGACTCCCTCGGAGTACAGCTTCTGTAATAGCTGTTGCCACTTGGCAGGGCGGATAGTCGGAGGCACCAGTTGCTCTTGCTCCATACATGCACGTTGGAACAGGCTTTGGTTCTGTAGCTGCTCCGTGTTTAACTGGATGCGTTTACCTGCCACCGTCAGAAAATACAGACGTGGTTCCGATAGGATAATCTGCAAGCTTCCGATCTCAAGTGACTCGGCTCCTGCATCTCCGACACCATACTTTGTAGACAGGCACAGTTCCTTGTCACAAAAACTTTTGAACGGTTCCTGTTCACAGGTGTAGAAGTATTCTTTTTTCTCCAGACTTTTCTGCAAGGCCAGAACTTCCTTGGCATCGAGGGGTGGAGAACACAGAGTCTGGTTGAATGTTTCCATCTCTGCTTTCCAGTTGTCACTATGCTTCATCCGGCAGTACACGCCGATCATGAACAGCTTTTTGTTACGCTCTTCTCCCGTTGCTCCATCAGAGAATAGATGTTGCAAGCATGGAGGTCCGTCCTTGAAGTTCTTTCTAGGTTTTTTAGTTCGACCTTTTTCTAGTGCAGCTACCGAAGTTCTCTTGAACTCTATGGCATCCAAGAACTCTTTGAGTTCCATAGCTTCAACCTTGTCGTTGAAACAATACCGTTGCGGTAACTCCGCATTGAAGTACGGAAGGTTGATAAAGTTCCCGACATCTCCACGTTCAGACAGAATCCTATCTTGCTTTGGGAATATCTCACAACC